CCAGGCGGATCAGGCCGAAGAGGACGGTTGTGCGCTGCTGACCGCTGGCTGCGACACGAAACCGCCACTAGCCAGTCCGCGCTGCATCATCACCTTGCGCAAGTCGAGCGTACGGATGTCTCCCACGCGCTGCGCCTTGTCGATAACGTCGATAAGCGGTGCCACAGTGGGGTTTTCTAGCGCAGCATTGCTCGCTACCCATTCCTTACTGTGACCCGTGGGGCCTTCACCCACCAACACTGTGGGGCGGTCCACGTAGCCACGGCGGTCGGGTTCGAACTTCGCTTTGAAAAGTCTGCCATCTTGCTCACGCTCAACATCGATACTACCACCACTTTCTAGACCGGTAGCCACGCGTGCGCCAGTTGCGGACGAGCCTGACGACGCACCTTGCAGCGTCATCTTCTTCACCTTCTGCCGCTCGGCATTCGCTACGGCCAATTGTGCCGTGCCGGCAACGGACATTAGTGCGCCAGCTATGGCACCGCCAATAGGACCAAGTTCACTGAACGCCTTCATAACAGAAACTGCCGTGTTGACTATAATCTGCGAAGCCTGTATGGCGAAGTTCACGTCGGCGTACTTCTTCTGTATATTCAGCTTTTCGTTGGCTTTCTGCTTTTCCAGCTTTTCCACTTGGTCGGCGTTACCCTGCGCCGCCTCTATTTCTGCATCGTACTTTGCGTCTATATTGGCCATTTCGGCATCTTGAAGTTGCTTGATGGCCGTGCCGAAGAGGTTGCTGTAATAGTCGAACGATTGCTTCCACTTATCCATCTTCATCTGCGCCACAGCCTGCTCGTACTCCTCCTCTGTTACCATTTTGGCATCAAGGTGCTGCTTGAGCTGCGCCAGCTCAGCATCAAACTGCTCCTGTTGTGTGGTGATGCCGTATTGCTGGCGCAGTCGCAGCTTGTCTTCTTCGAACTGTCGGGTCATGTTGGCCACGGCCCGCTGTTGCTCTTCTTCGGTAGCTCCTTCTCGTGCCAGCTTTTCCTTGAGCTGCGCCAACTCGCGCTCGAATATCTCCTTTTGCGACACCAACCCAGCACGCACACGCGTTTGGAAACGTTCTTCTTCGGCCTGTTGTTCATACTTGCGTATGATTTCGGCCTTAGCACGCTCGTAAGCCTCGGTCAGGGCCTTTTCGTCCTCGCCGTATTGGCGCGCCTGTGCTAGGCGTGCCTTGTAGAAGGCTTCGAGTGAGGAGAGTTGCAGGGCGTGGTCGGCCTCACGTTTCTGCTCGTCGGTCATACCCTGGTCTTGCAGGGTTTTCAGCGCGTTGAAGTATTGCTGCCGTGTCGTTATCGACTTGTCTTGGAATGCCTGGTTGGCCCTTCGTTCGTTTGCCTGCTGCGCCAGAATGATGCGCTGCCGCTCATTGGCATCAGCGATGTGCAGCTGCTTTGCCTTTTGGGTGTACTCGCCCTCGATGTTCAGCACATTGGCGGCATGCGCCACCTCGAGCATCTGCATGGCCACGTTATATTCTTCTTGGCTTTTCTTCCTGTCGGCCAGGGCCTTTTTCAGTACGTTGACACTTTCGTTGTATGCCGTGTCTTCTCTTGCCAAGTCCTGCTGCCGACTGTTGTCAAAACTGCTCTTCTGCGCCTTGTCTACCCCATGTGTCTTATGGACAGTGCTTCGTGTGCCGTTTCCCTCAAGGCTGGCCTTACGCCTTTCCAGTGTGGCAATCTGGCTGTCTATTCTTTTCAGTCCTGATATGTCGCCCACCTTGAGCGTAAGACGTTCGGCTTTTAGTTTCTCAATTCTACTTGTGAGATGTTCGAGTTCGGCAGCTATTGTCCCTATTGAATCTTTATTTGGACTTTTCCCGACATCTTTATTATACAGTTTCTCACCAAAAGCCTTGTCTATCGCTCCAAGTGTCGTATCAATGCCTCCTATTTTCCTGTCGGTTTCGCTAATTTGTTTTTCTTTTGCCGACACGTTAGCAGCATAATTAATAGAGGCGCTTACACCCGTAGGAGTTCCACCGCCACCAGTTGTCTGCATCCGTCCGGCATTATCTTTCAGGTATTTGTTTTGCTCACTTTTTAAGGTATTCAACTCCCCCTCTTGTTGTGTGCGTTGGACGATTAGGTCTGCTTTTTGTTTGAGAAGTTCTGTTATTGAATTTTTTGCTCCTTCAAGGAGGGCTTTTTCCTTCAAGACTGCCAAGTATTTTGCTATCTTCCCTGTATTCTCTTCATATACCCTCCCTTCCTTTGACAGCTTTGCTGTATAGTCGGGAACTATCTTCTGCAGTTCGGCGATGGCTTCACGACGTTTGTCTAAAGAAAGCGCGTTATCGTGTATTCTTTTAGTTAACATTTCTATCTTTAACCTTTCCTCTTCCACTCTACGAGCAGCTTCTTTCTCTATGTCATTGAGCTTTTTCTGCGCCATTACAGCAGCATCTGTTCGACGGTTAAAAAGCCACAATGCCCCTAAGACAAGCGTTATTGCCCCAAGCACTGCTCCCCAAGGGTTAAGCTTAAGCACCACATTGAAGGCCTTTTGCAGGGCAATGGAGCGCGTCATGGTCTTGTTTAGCACGGCATGCCGCAGTACCGACAGCTCCGTCATGGCGTTTTCTATAGCCATGGCGGCAGCCTTGAGCTTGGAAACGGCCACAGTGCGCATCCCCCACAAGTATGCCAGTTTCTGCCCCGCCACATAAGCCGCGGTGGTGACAATGAGTACACCCAGGGCCTTTCCCACCATTCTGATACCCTCGTAGTGTTCTGTCAAGAACTTAAGAATCCCTATGACGGAGAACTTGAGCGACATCATCATGTCTTCCCACCCTTGCTTGATTGGTAAGAAGGCATCCCCTAGCTTCTTTTGAGCGTTGGTGAGAGCTACAGTGCGTTGCACGCTGCGGTCGGCCGCCGATACGTATTTTTCACCAGCGGCGGCAAGCTGTTCTTCCACTATCGAGGCCACAGCTTTCATGAAGTTGCCTGTTTTCTTGGTTTTTTCGCCAATCTCAGCAGCAGAGAGACCGAGGTTGTCTAGAATGAGGGGCGAGCGACGGCCAAGTCCAGTCACAATGGAGTCCACCATGTAGTCAAGCGACTGCCCCGTCTGTTGCGCCTTAAGTTGGGCGAAGGCGAGATATTTGCCAAGGTCTTCAAGTGGTATACGGAAATCGTTGGCCTTTACGGCTGCCTTCATCAGTTCCACATCGTCCACCGTGTTCTTCGTGGCCTCCCTCAGGCCTTGCAGATAGTCTTCAGAGCCTATACGTTGGAAAGCGTGAGTAATACCGTCGGCTGCCTCGGCCAATTCCACGCCCTTAGCTATGATATCGGAAAACATACCAGTGATGTTGCGCGCTACATTGCCCACCAACTCACCAAACTTTACCATGGCATTACCCATCATTACATTTATGGTACCCTCGCCTATAAGGTTCTGGCGTAATTTCGTAGAACTAGTACGCAATTCCTCCATGCGTAAATTAACGGATGCAAGGCGCTTTTGCAGGTCGTTGAATTGCTGGGGCGAGGCTGCCCTAGAAGTGTTGTCCAGTTCGGTGGCCAGTTCCTTGGCATACCTCCGCAGTTGGTTCATACTCATTGCAGAAGTGTCAAGTGTGGATCTCAGCTTGCGCATCTGGGCCTCGTTATCGGAAATTTGCTTAGAATAGTTCTTGATCTCTTCCTTGAGTTTTCGGTATTGATCGGTGTTTTTCTTGCCCGTGGCCTCCATTTCGATGAGTGCCGAACGACGCGCCTTTTCTTCGCGCCGTAGTGAGGCGGTAGACTTGCCCAACTGGTGTATCGCTTGTTGTGCCTTAGAAGAATCGGCAGAGATGATATATTTTATCTCGTCCTCTGATAAGTGTTTCTTTGCCATGGTCAATTTACTTTGAATGTGTGTTTCATATCGGTTTCGAAAATTTCACGCAGTTCATTACCTAACTGGGTACGCACTTCATCCGTAAATCCGTATGCCAATTCAGGAAATGTTTCATGATACAGCACACCCCACACCACACGGTTATAAAGTGCAAGATGGGCGCGACGGTGTTTCGCCAACCGGTCGTTACGGTGGCGGTAGGCCATATCAAGAAAGCGCAAGTAAGGGAGGATGCGAATGTAGAAAGTGCGTGCGTAGCCCTGTGAGGTGGAGATGAAACGATGAGCCGAGAGCGAGGTGCGTAGCCGCCCCGTTCGCTCGTGGTATGCACTACGCAAAACCTGCTCTTGCGTAGTGTGTATTTTATCAATTCCCTTGGCAAGGGTGTCGTGTACGAACTTGTCACGTACGAGTGTGTCTGTTATCATACGGCAAAGATAACAGACACACGTATAAGGGTAAAGGACAAATGTTACACCAGGTTAAGGAAGCACGACAAGTGCTGCACCTAACGCAAAAACATGCACGGCCACACAGAACTGAACCGCCTGCGGGCCAGGGCAAGGCGTTACGAGCCATGCCCAAAACAGCGGACCGACAATGGGGCAAAGCATTGAACACACAAAGAAGAGCAGGTAGCCCGAGCAACCTCTACCCCATGCAATGAACGGAGCTTGCACCAAGGTAACGAAAAAGTATATAAAATAAAATAGTTCCATCGATTATCGTCTTATATTATTGAACATGCTATACAGTACGAGCTACGCTGCGTACTGTCAAGGTCCTTTTTACAGGCCTAGTTAGTTTTATCTAGCTTAACTTTTAGCGAACTTTATTTATTAAGTTTTCCGTAAACTCAGACAAAGTTTGTCCAGCAGACATGGCGCCAACGCGCAGGTAGTCTGCGCAGTCTTTGGCCATATATACCACCACACGCTCTTTTCCCATCTTTTTTCGTCCTGCATTAGGACGAACACCACCTCTATTGTCCATTGCTCATTCCCTTTCTCAAAAACTCCGCAGCCTTTTTAAGAGAGATTGCAAGTTCTTGTGCATTAGTTTCTTCATCAAGATGCAATCGCCACTTAGGCTGTTTTCGACGATACAGACACAACCTTTCACTCTCATCATACTCGAATCCGTATGGCTGCGAAAAGCACTTTGACGAATGATAACGACACGCCCACTCACCGATTTCTTTCATTATCTGAGCAATATCGCCAGTACTTAGATTCTCAGATATAGTGTCGTTTAATGGCGATACGTGCTGCGTTTCGTTAAATCTTCCATCTTCAAATACTACGACAACTTCGTTATATCTATCTGTCAGGACCCAGCTGTTAGCTTGCATCCTGCTTTTTTCAACTATAAACCTATTCATCTTATCTTTCTTAAGCGTGAGTGCGTTATCACACTCACGCTTTGTTCTTTACTCTGACTATCTAAGTTGAGTATAGCCGGTTAAATGTCTCGGTCCACCACCGACAACAAACTTCGTCAGCATTTCCCCATCGTAATTTATGGGCGTGTTGAGAATGATGGTTGTTGCTTTTTTCCCATTGCAATCGTATTGATTACATGTGTAGCCAATTGTCATCTTCGGCAAGCGCCACATCCCCCAGTTCACACTATTTAGATAACGTAGCAATACGGTTATATTCTCTATTGTACTCTCCGTAATCTCGTTTGAGAAAGCTTCATCAAATTCAGATTTTATCTGGCGTTCCCGTTCCAGCCTATCCTTCGCAATCTTTTGGGTAGTTTCTTCCTTCTCAACTTTCCGCTTCTCAAGTTCTTCTGCATAGTCTTCTTCTGAAATTTCCTCACAGCGTAACAGGACACCATTGATACCCCCCATTGACATGATCAATGCTCCAGGATTTTGAATGGATGCGTTATTTTTACGAAGATCCGTGATGGTCAATGTTCCATCCTGATTAACAACTACTTTGTAGTCCGTTTTGTTTGTTTTAAGAATTTTCATCGCTATATGTTTTAGGTTTTATTCTATATAAAAGATGCCCGTCAAGCCGATAGCGCAGCTATTTTAAAAGTTTAATTCTCTTCCACTCTTACCATATAGGCGTAATCGTCACTGCCGGGATCGTGGTAAAAAGCGATAATTTCAACGTCAATATTCGTTTCCCAATTACCGTTCATCTCGCCGCGAACGGTAAATTTATCTACAACCTCGCTACACAGAGGATTGGTATATTCATATTCCTCATTAAAGAATTTTTCAATGTCTTCTTCGCTTCGAAATACGGTTTTTCCGCTTATCATTAAGAGATTTTCAACTTGCGTTCTAACCTCAATGTTTTTCTTAGTTGTGACGAAACGTTTGATAACTTGTATTTTCATTTTCTTTGTACAGTTTTTGCGGTGTGTCTCACCGATCTAAAAGTTGTTGTTCATTATTGATATTGCAAAGTTACTAATAAATTTTGAAACATGTGCATTAAATTCAAAAAATCTTTTCTGTTTTAATATTTATTAGCACAAAAGGCCCCCGCCTCCCCGCATCGGCCCTCACACACAAAAAACACTCACACACAACTAATATGAAAACCATTAATACATAATCTCTAACCTATTTCGTGAATCTCACATATTTCAGATATGTAAGATGCGTATGTGGATTTCTACCAACTGCCTCCATCTTCACGGCCTTACAGCCCCAGCGAAAAAAAAGGAAACGGCGTGGTATGCGATGAACTACAATGTCGAGTGTATCCACGCAGTGAATCTGACCAATAAAACTATCGGATCGCAGACAGCCTGAGAAAGACAGCCAAGGGTCATGATATGTGAGGCATGGCAAGGTGTCCGCGCGCCCGGGAATTAGCCTAACGACACTATCGCGAACAACTGTGCGGATGGGCGTTTGCGTACGATAAGCCGCACGTGCCATTTCTTCCAACCTACGATTTCGTATGCCCAATGTGTGTGTCACATTCAACAGTGAGTCGCCCGACCTGGACAATTCGCTTACACGAAGCGTCAATGCCTCGATGGCCGTAGCATTCCGCCCATCCTTAGTTCGCCTATGTTCCATTCGAGCTTGTTCGCCCTTGAGCAGTAAGGCCTGGTTCTGTTTCAGTCGACCATTCTCGCGCTTCAGGTGGTATGTCCAAGTCAGCGCTGAAGCTAAGGCCAGCACATGTCCTGCCACTAATATTATCGTAAGCTTGTTCGTTATCGACATATCCGACCTACCATTTTAATCAGACCTACCATCTGGGCAAGATAACTCGGGGCGGTGGCGTACTTGCTCCCTAGACCGTCACATATACGCTTCGTGAACTCGAGGGCATCGTGCCGATAAGCCCATGCATCGGCATAACCTGGTTTCTGCAATAGCCGCGTGTGTTCTTGTAGACATTCTTCCAGTGATTCAAAGTCCTTGAAAAGCCGATAGACGGTGTAATACCAGCGGTTACCTGTCTTACATTTGGCCACGGAAACGACCCGTTCAGGCGCAATGAATTGTTTATTGGGCGTGTCAAAGTATTCGTGAGTGAGCACCAGAACTGTCTCACCTTTCCAGTTCGAGCCTCTCGTTATTCCGAAAAGGTTAAATCGCCCCACGCGACTCTTACCCCATCCGCTTTCAAGGATGGCTTGCGCCGTAACGAATTCGGGTGCGATATCAGTAGCCTTTTTAGCCGCTTGGTAAATCTCGCGAGCGAAGTCTATCTGTTGTTGTGTAGCCATGGGAATTGTCACTTGGTTTCTGAGGTGTATTCACCCCTGTCATTGAAGTCTTTGAGTCGCTTAACGAACGAAGAAGGCAGGATGGGATAGATAGCCTGAATGTTCTCCACACACGAGAAGGCCTCGCGCACCATCATGAACACGCACAGGTAAGTACCGATCCACTGAGTCGCGCCTACTACGCTGCCCTGCACGGTGTAGTTGGATAAAGCATTCGAGAGGATAAGTAGCACGATGTAGATGCCTATTTTTTTTCCGAACTTCGAGAAGAACGAGCTACTCGACACATCCTTGTGCATCAGGTGCTTCACAATGCCCAGCACAGTGTCCACGGCCACGGCCACGGCAATCCACTTAGCGAACTCCCAGTCCTGGTACAGGTATCGGGAGAAATCTGCCACGATGGATAGTGGCAGCGATACGATTGATATCATTGGTAGTCTTTTCATGTTATCTCGGGTGTTTTGATATAGCAAAGTTACGCAGTTATACACGTACATCAAAGGACCGCTTAAGGGCGTGTGTTCCGAGCGTGTCGGGTGCTGTGGCGTTGAGCATTAGTGTCCATCCTGATGCCTTTAGTTCCGAAGCAACGAACGGTATGATCTCGGCATGGGCAAGTGAGTCGCGGGAAAGCCAGGTGAGTTCCCCGCGCTCGGCATCGGCCATCATCCATGCATGGACGGCAGTGAGCAGCTTTAGAGTCCGGTCGGATATGATTACATGCTCCATAGGGTCAGCGTGGTCTGAATATTTCATCGCTACGGTAACCGCCAATCGCTGGGTGCAATGGTATGACCGTCGCCCATCATCACCAAAATCGAACTCACCATAATCGACGAAGAGAAAGCTACCCGTCAGTCGTTCAACCAGCGATTTCAATTCGTCAAAAGTCTGCCCATACACGTAGTGGTCAATTTCAGGGACGCGCGCTTCGTCAGGAAGCTGTTCAAGTGCATCCAGCATTTGGGCGTATTCAACAAACTCGCTCTTGCCCAGTGTGGCCATTGAGCGTATCCCCCGTTTGTCCGGGAATTTTGCAAAATAAAGGAAGAGGTCGGCAATCATATTATTTCATTTATGACATCAATTGGCAGTCCTGTTTCTGTACTAATCTTAGCTACATCGTAGTCCATGCCATGTAGCGTGCGCACCGACTCAATCGTTTTTTTGCGTAAAATACGGAGGTAGGTAAGCACGTTAAGCTGCTCCACGGCCGTAGCGTCACCAAGTCCATCGGCCGACAAATCGTATAACGCATCAGCTGCATCTGTGGTGATGGAATGCGCAGGCTTTTCGACAAACTTGGTCAACAGTGCAAACTCGGTTTTAGTGAAGAGATAGGTGTTAAAGGCCTGAAAATTCAACGAAATGGCTGCCAACAGTTCTTGTGGCAATTGGGAGAAGGCCGTAGCCAGTGCATGCGCCTTCTCCGAATTATATGTGCCAGGAAAATAGAGAATGGCTGCCAAGAGTGGTAGCGCATTGGTCTTACTTTTTAACAAGGAGCGTGCCTCGATATATTGCAGGGCGGTCAATGAGCAAGTCAAGCTATCGTAGGCCGTGTTCACTGTGTAGCCAGCATATTCCAACTTATCCACCCGCACTATGGGTATCAATTGCGCACAGAAACAAAGGTTGAGAACATATTGATAATCCATGGTACGCAGCTTACGTGCGATGGGCAGCGAAAGCCGGAAAGGATCCGTATATTGGCACATCCTCCGCTCATTGGCAGGTAGATGAGCCAATATAGCATCATTGTCGGGGTATTGTATTCGAAAGATGAATGTCAATCGTTCAGCGATGCATACCAAGTTTGCAATGGCATTCTCGTTGCGCAGCCTACGCCAGTCACATCCAATGGCGTCACAAACGTAGCGCACTCCAACCTCTCCCGGCGACAACTTTCCTGCTTGCATTTGTGCAAGGTGTGAAACAAGTCGTACAAAAAGTTCCTGTGACAATTTTTCCCATGTGTTGGGAACAGCAAGGCTCATTCCACGACACGTGAGCTTAATAATCTCTTTCATGGGGCCATCACGATTAAGTCCGACGAATCATTATAGTGCGAATACGAGCAAGCGTCCACAGTGTGTTCATCCAACAATAAGTCCGCGTCAGCCAGCAATTTATCGGCTTCATATTCAAGCGATGCAGCCAACTTCTCGGCGTTGTCATGTTCTGTTGACCCATGCCTAAAAGCCTTATTGTCATTGAACAGATTCCGAATAGTAGGAGGGAACTCAAGAATATCAAAACGCCTTAACGCCTTAGCTACGGTTTTTTTTGCCAGAGCGAGGCGCAGCATTGGTAGTATGTCTTCCTTATTCTTAGCCTTGACAAAGTATACATTTAAGCATTCGTCCAAGCATTCTCTCTGCAATGGAACAATTCTGAAAAAAAAGAGGTAGGACAAGTCGATTGGATATATCAGGTCGAACTCGTCAGCCGAACGCAGCTGACACTCGTCGAGCAGCTGACAATATCGTGCATCTTTCCATAGCTTAGCAGACGACCCATCCTTAACTTCCCCACGCATCAGAAGCTGAATGAGATTATCCATAGCTGCAAAGTAGTTCTCCATGTAAGCACGCTGCATGCCTTCAATTTCGTACTTATATACGTCTGTCCCCGCTTTACGCCGCGCAATCGAATCGAAGACCAGTTGAGCAGCCAACGTCCGATTTGCCATGGCTGCCCTTAGCGCATCGAGCATATCGTCCTGTTGACTTTTAACGATGGCTACATACACGGCAGACGATATTATCGACTCGATGTTCTTGCGCGCCGACCTTGCCGAAGGCAGATAGTCGACCATGGCCTTATTGGTGTCTACCCCAGGGGCATATTCAACAAAAGTGGCCAAGTTACCAAATAGTTCTTCTATGACATTCATGATTGCTGGTTGTTAAGTCTGTCTTTCGGAGCGATATCTTCCTGGCGTTGTGGAACCTCTCGGTAGAAACCTATCCGCAGACCATTTGCATATAGCTGTGGGAAGTTCACTTGCAAGGCCCAGTTTAGAGGTTCGCTGCATATTTCGTCTTCCGGGGTAAGGGACATTATATATATAAGGTAGTTGTAGTAGGCATCACTGCCCGACTTGCTGATTACACCCTCCTTATCGATGGCCGATATGGAGGCGTCAAGCCCTACGCTTGCCAAAAGAGCCTGTTCGGCTCGCTTGTCGTAGGCAATCAGTGCATCGATATATTCCTTATAACGTAAGTCCACTGTCTCAATCTTCCATTGCTGCTCATGCCCTTGCGCATCCGTAAACGAGAATGTGGAGTAGGCCTTACCTTGATTATGTTCTCCACTAAGGTAACAACTGAACTTGCGCAACTCTTCGCGGATATATTGCACAAGCACGCTCTCATGCATTTCTGTACCGATATCTATCCCGTTGTATCTTATCAACTCTTGCTTTTTCGCCTTGCGTGTCTTATTCTCTTCACATAATCTCTGTATCTGATTACGCTTGCTTTCCACCCAAGCGTTAGGAATGATGATGTGTATCTTTGCAGCAAGGGAATTTCGCAAGAACGAATTGATATATATTGGCGTTTTGTTGCTACCCTGAATGTAGGGGCGTGAGCCTTGATGAGTTTCATTGGTTCCATAGAACTCATCTATCGAGGTCTCCCTATGATGGGAAATGGCGGCAAACTGGTAGTTATCGACTTCTGAAAGGTTGAACTTCGGATATATCCTATAAGAGCCGATTCCGTATGCCCAACGACCAACGGCTACGTGACGGAAGTCCGAATATTGTATCAGTTCTCGCGCCATATCCTGATGTGTGGTGGCCAGTCGACATTGCGTATTTTCCATCGCTTCAAGACCAGCCACGGGCATCATGCCCAATCGCTTGCCCCGCGCGAACCTCCACTTAACGAAGAAGTCGCCGAAGTAATAATAATTGATGATGCAGGCCTTACTAAATTCTTGAACGCTGGCCATTCCATTGCCCTGCCATGAGTTCAACCAATTATCCACCTCCGGCACACTCACGTATTCACGGCGCAACTTTCCCCCTTTCATTGCATAGCGATAGGTCATTGGCCCATGGCCATAGAGCATCTTAACCTGCTTACGATATAGGCGTGGCAATATGCGGTTCCGCTTTATCTCCCTCGCCACGTCTTCGCATTGTGCGTTGTTACGTCCTCGGGCACACACTTGGTAGCCGTTCACGCCCAACCATACTTTCTCGTTGTACGGCAGCTGCTCACCATCGGCAACGGCAATAGATGGAAGTGAGAAAAGCTGTTCACCTTCACCCACTTGGAAAGAGATGGCATTGCCGTCATTGACGTAAAGGCCGGCGTTGCCGTAGAGTTCGATATTGTCTGTCATAACCAGTTTATCTTGTGAAGTTTATATCCATCGTTGGGAAAAGCCATATATCGCACCAATATACGATAACACATCTTCGGATTGCCTTCGGAGTCGCTGAAGAGCAAATAGTTCTCAGCGGAAGCGGCAAAGCGTTCGTCGGGAAGTTGCGTGCGCCACTTGCACCTTTCTTTCACCACCAGCCTCGCCCCCGCCTTGCCACGGCTACGGCTGTATGGAAAGAAGCACAGCGTGAAGTACCCCTCGGGCAGCTTGCTAATCTCCCTTGCCCATTGCAGTGCATCGGTACCAAGCATCTCGAAACTTGTGTTCATGCCGCAAAAGTAACGTATGAACGCATGCGCGCAAAGGACCGCCCCTACCCCCTCCCCTCAGATTTCCGATTTTTTTTGGGGGGTGCACCGAAAATGGCAAACTCAGCGGTGCGTGGTGTTTTTCCCCTTCTGACGTTTCCGTTTTTTATTTGGGCGCTTACATTGCCGTTGAAACACAAGACGTTAGGTTTTGCAGCCGTGTAAAAGATGTTCGATATTGCCCCGCGCAGCAAAATTATTGCTTGCTCCACGTTCACTTATTCGCTCCAAATTACCCCCTTTCCAATACGAAAAAAGCGTTAAGCCGCCGTTTATACCCTTTTTGCGAGTATAACTCTAGCTTAACGCTCGTCGGTGCGCCATCAAATGGCGGTGTTATCTGGTAAATCGGTTGGGAATGTACTCAAATCACTTTTGGCAATGTCACCATAAAGACCATAAAGCAGGTATATCATGGCACTAGGCAATTGTGTTGTCAGGCCTGCCTGTCTTTTCAACGGCTCTTTTTTTTCGGAACTCTTGTCCAGTTCTATTGAGTTGCCCTTCTTAACAAGCGGGCTAATCAAAATTGCGCTGCACAAGTTCTTGCATTCGTTCTCGTCGATGCGCACACGAGGCAAGAAATTACGCTGTTCGCCAAAGAGCATCATGCAAAGCTTGAACTGCTGCCAATGATATATGGTTGCCGCTCCCTCGTTATGGAGTATAACCGAAAAACCATAACCCTCAAGCGCAGCCTTCAACGCACGACTATCCGTGGTAATCTGTTCCAGTTCTTCACGCCGCTTGTTACCTGCGCGGTCGGGATAAAGGTGCACCACCTTGTTCACCGCATCAGCCCCGAAGAACTGGTAGAACTGTTGCGCCAAACTCTCTTGTTCTTCAGGGTAATATGCCCAGAATTCCTTGATGATGTCCAACTGTCTTCCAAAGTCTTTTTTCTGCCCAACAATCATGGAAGAGAACGCCCCTGGGTCGTAACCTACATAGAGCGGTTCACGGCGGTCGTAGTGCCGAAGGTAACGGGCGGTGAGCAAGAACTTATCCTTCAAATCGTGACTAAGAATGGCATCATAAACATAACTATCTTTAAACTGATGTCTTGCTTTATCGTATGCTGCGAAGAACTTATTGGTAACCTCCTTATGCCGGACACCACAGATGGCAGTAAGGAACTCGTCCATATTTAACGTGTCAAGTTGCGTCTTAAAGAACTTCGGGCCTAAAATGTCCTTGTTGCGAAAACTCGATGCGCGGATATAATATACGGCATTGCGACGCATATCGGCCAGTCGCGGTTTCCATCGCGCAAGAAAGGCTGCCAGCTGCTGTTGTTCCAGCCTAATCTTTTCCATGGAGACAGGATCCTTCGTTTCACGCAATTCTCGGTTTAAGACGAACTGTCGATAGAGCGACTTGTTCACGGCTAACGAAACGGAGGCTATCTCCTCAATAAGTTCACGGTTCATATTCCGCTCGTAATCTTCAAACCAGTCGTCCTCGCCCAAGTCCACGCGCGCCATGTCACTTACGCCAGTAACACCTTCATAGTAAGCGGACTTACGTATCTCGGCCGAGCCACCACGCAACGACGGGAAGAGGCGCGACTTAAGCTTCTCCCCCGAGTTATGTTTCATCTCCTCGATGAAGGCATGTACGGCGTTTCGGCCGGCAACACTCTCTGGCTGGTCGCTGCTCACCAATTGCAGATGCGCGCCATTTCGGAAAATGACCGAGTGTTTGGCGTAAGAAACAGGATAGCGAGGCAATCGAAAATGTGAAGGCAGCCGCGTTTCGCCAACGACATAATCCACGCCATATTCCAGCATCGCACGCTGACGGCCGTTTACGATTACCGGACGAGAAAAGTATGCCTGGATGTTCGGCCACACGTTGGTCATCAAAGCCACGTATGTCTTATGCACGAGGAAAGACAATTCGCCCGGCATGTCGTTGGCCACACGTATCAGTCGCGGACCCATCACGCCCTCAGTCTTGCCCGTGGCCCGTCCCCATTCCGCATACAGCATATTGGGATCGATAATGCTGGCCAGCATCTGCACGCTATTCATGTAATAGAGTTCGAACTCTGCGGCGAGGTCATCGTGTTGTTCAATCATTGTCAATTTCCTGTATTATTTCAGCATCATCAATATCTGCATCACGCAAGAGACGCTTCTTCTCGGCCTTTTCCAACGGCAAGTTTTCTATCAAATTGATATAGAACCCGCGATTGTGCTTGGCTGCAATCTCCTTAAGGTTACGCTTGGCAAATCCCATCTCTTCGGCCGTTATCTCGGGCGAGAGAATGAAGGTTACGCCTAAGCCTCTATCCGCTTCCGCTACTTCCGACGCACGTCGGCGACACTCCAAGGCTGCATCGTAGCAAGCCTTTTGCGACTTGTAATCACGCTGAACTGCACATATCTTAGCCAAGTCCTCGTACTTGTTGGCGAAATTGTTCTCCCATACCTTTATAGGCACATTACAGTCGACGTTGAAATAGTTTATCGCTTGGTATATCCGTGACATGCACGTGCGATCTTCTATCCTCTCGCCCTGCTCGGCATTGATGCGTAGACGCAGTTTCCGCGCTGCGCGGGTGATATTCCGCTCATACTCGTATATTTCGGCCGCCCATTGCAGTTGCTTTAGAAATATTTGTATGTCAATGGGAATACCTTCGCCCTTTCCGCCCGTAAGAAATGCGGATATAAGATCAGGATGTATTGCATCCAATCTGTCTATCTTGCTCTTCATATTCCAAATAATTCATTGCGTAAGTCTTTTTCAACACGCTCATTCTTGCGAGCCTCCAACAGCTTGATGGATTCAATGTCTCCATCCTCCGCTTTCTTGGCCAGCTCGGCGTCGATATTATATTCGCCTAGTGCCTTGCCCTGCCTGTAAGCTTCACAATAGGCATCACCTATTATTCCCATCCGCAAGAGAAACTCCACACGTTTGTGTCCCCTTAACCCCAACAGCTTACAAATCCGCTCTGGAGTGTAGCCTAACGCCCCGAACGTGCGCACCTGTGGTATATACTCTTCGGACAGGGTGTAGCCTGCTTTTAAAATTTCATCCTGCATCCCCAATTACGTTAGCTGTTTCTTCCGAACTCAAAAGAACCCCATCCCGTTCCAATCGTATATCGGCCTGGGGAAACATAGCCTTGAACCTCAGGACCGACGCAGCCACATACTTGGGATCAATCTCCATGGCGTAGCCGATTCTGTCGGTTTGTTGGCACGCCATTATTGTCGAGCCCGAGCCTGAGAAAAGGTCGACAACAATCTCTCCATTCCTTGTGCTGTTACAGATTGGATAAGCCATTAACGCCACAGGCTTCATTGTCGGATGGATACGGTTCGCGCGTGGTTTGTCAAATCTCCATATTGTTGTCTGCTTCCGGTTCGAATTCCAATAGTGTGCAGCACCGAGTTTCCAGCCATACAGACATGGTTCATGCTGCCATTGGTAGTCTTGCCGTCCCATGACCAGCGTATCTTTCACCCAAATGCAGCACTGGGCGATTTTGAAGTTCGCCTCACGAATGGCCCTACGGAAGTTCTCACCTTCCGAATCAGCATGAAAAACGTAGAATGAGCCACCTGGCTTTAGTACAGCATACATGTTCTCGAATACCGACTTGAGGAACTGTGCGAACAAGTCATTTTCCATCGAGTCGTTTTCAATCTTCATTTTCTCTTCAGTGCCCCCTTCGTATGCCACATTATATGGAGGGTCGGTCAGGATCATGTCCGCGCAGCGGCCACCCATCAGGGTTACCACATCTTTCTTCGACCGACAATCGCCACAAAGCAGCCTGTTCTCGCCGAGGAGGAAAAGGTCACCTGGCTTGGCGAAACACTTGTCGTCGGCCATGTCCGCATCGACTAGGGCTTCGTCTTCCTTAATTTCTGCCACTTCTTTTTCTTGGCCGAACATATTGTCTGCATCCACCTTGAAATCGTGCTTTTTCACTTCGTAACCAAGGTTGAACAGTTCTAGCGTATCACTGCCTATCTTGTATTTTTCGAACAAAATAGTGTCGGGATTCTTTTGTGCAAACTCGGAGTTATAAGCGGCTATTTCTTCGACCGCCTCACGCCTGTCGGCGGCTTGTATTTCCTCGTAAGGTATCTCGGGTATTTCAAAACCAGACTTACGTAGGGCGGTCAAAGCCTTTTTTCGCTGGTGCGCATCGATAATCCATAGCTTTCCATTCTCGTCCTTCCATACCTTGAACGAATATTTGAACCCGCGCGTTATTATCAGCATCTGTAGCTTTGATAATTTGTCAGAATCTGATTTCTTAAAGTCCTCCTGAAGTTCGTTAAACGCATCTAAGGGTGCGGTTGGAAGTCCGCCGAGATTAAATACTTCTATTGTTTTCATGCTATTATTTGCTGTTTTGTTCCATTATCATTTTGAATAGGCGCTCACGGTCTTTATGCCGCTCCAAATTTGCCTTGTCGGCAGTTCGCCGGTCCCTGCGATCTGCCCGCTTAAGGTAAGACTTATAACGCTTGATATTGTCGAGCGTGTTCTTGTGAAGTCGCAAGAATTCGGCTGGGTCGTGCCTGAATAGTTTCAGCAGGCGGGCCGCTTCCGAGCGTTCTGCCAAAAGCGGATGCTTATTGAGGAAGCGGCCCGTGTCATTCAACGATTGCAACTCGGCAAACGCCTGATTGTTACGTATGCGCATTTCAGCCATGTCTGCCACTGCCTGCGGCGTCGGTTCAGTATCCAACACTTCATCTAGCCGCTTCATCTCACGCCAGGTGTTGATACGGTCATTGTAAAGGATGGTGGCTGTCTGCACGTCAGGGTCAGCGAGGTTCTGCCAATCAATGCGTGGGTATTCCTGCTCCTTTTGCAGGGTTACTTTTTTTTTGCGTCTTTTTCTTTTGGAGCTTTATCCTGCGAAACGTCCTGGAATTCGGCTGCTTGTTCGTTCTCACCTTCAACGTCTGTGATGGCAGCTGGTTCTTCGCCACCCGTTTCCATGGACATGTTGTCATTGCCACCTTCTCCCTCAGTTTCATTTCCAATGTCCGAAGGCTGCCCATCGCAGGTTTCATCATTGTTCCCATCGGCGGTTTGCTCGCCTTCACCTTCAGTTTGAGTATGGTTAAGCAGCGTGTCATCTTCAGTGTCCGTTTTGGGCGTGCCTTCATTCTTGTCTATTTCCCCATGGTCGTTCTCCATTCGATTTTCAAGGATATCATCTTCGGTGGCGTGATCGAGCAGGGCAAAGAGAATATCGTCGGCATTACGCTTTGGACTAAACGTAAATCGAGCCATGTCGGGATGTTGCGGACATCGTTCTGCGAGCAATTTCAGGTCAGCCGCTGCAGAGTCGTCACAACGCAGCGCATTGAACATGGCCAGTTTGTTTTTTACTTCTTGCATATCTTGTCATTTTTAATTTGGTTTGAAAAAAAATAGAGAGCGAGCGACAAAAGTCATCGCTCGCCCTCATTCTGATCTAAGCAGTGCGCGACACTTCTACGAGCGTGTTGGCGTCGAGGACCCGGAATGTGATAGCCGCACCTTCCTTGGCCGTCCACGTTGCTGCATCTTCAAGCACGAACACCAAGCTGTCGGCGATGGTGGCTGGTTTGTCAGTGCCTGCCCCCAACAGAGTGATGTACCGTCCTTTATCTGCGGTGGTAAGCCCCGAACCCTTGTCTATGGCCGCAGCCGCCGTGGTGCCATTGGCTATGGTGTAGCTGTTGGCCGTAGGCTTGATAGCTATCGTCTTGGAATCAGGGGCGATAGGTTGCGCTGCCGCCATGGCCGGATTGCCGGCATACTTCAACGGCAAGTCTACCGATGGCCTCTTGAAGGTGAAAGTGGTGTATCGGCCGTCCTTATCGTCCTTTGTCTCAGTGGAATTGAGGATAAGCGGACGCTCTAATTCTCCCACGATATACCATTGCGGATTCTTGACGTGCTTGAACAACAGCACGAATTTACCGCCCGAGTATTGCTCAATAAAATTGTATAGCACATCGCGCGCGCCACCCATAATCATGGTAAAGACGTTTTCGCCTGTCGTGGTTATGTCACCTTTTTCAGTCGTTGCCGTAAATGTCGGAATGTCATGCGCCTCGAAATAGTGTGGAGATTGTCCTACTAGGAGCGGCAATGGCGAGACTTCGCGCTGTGCGTTAGGCTGTGGAAAAGGTTTAGTTCGGTCTATCTGCTCCACCGAGATGAGATATACGATGTAGGAGATATCAGAGCCGTGGGTATCCTTGTCGCTTACGTCATCAATATTGCCTATGGCGAGCATCGAGGCGAGTGTAAGGCCCGTTCCGCCTGCGCAAGCCAGGGAGTGGTCGACGAGTGCGCCCAACAGAAGGGCGAGGCCGAAAATGGCAAATACGATGGAGAAAAGGCGACGCACTTGGCGATTGGCATACTGATTACCCTTGGCCGTTGCTCGATGTCGAGCTTGTATGTTATTTCGTTTCATTTTCTTTGGGTTGTTTTTAGGGGAAACCGCCATAGCGGCTTCCCCAGGGATTAAACACATATTATTAATAGAATGGCTCAAAAATTGCTTAACGACCACCCGGTACGTTGGGCTGCAACTCGGTGTTGATGGTGCGCTTACCTCCCACACAACGTTCCAATTCGCGGAAATTCCCGTCCTTGTCCAAAATCACCATGAGGTAATCTCCTACAGCGGTAGCTGTGAATGCAGACTTGATGTTGGCGAACTTACCCGACTTCTCCACCTTGGGCATGTGTGTCTCCACACCGGCCTCGATGCAGTAGGCCACTCCAGCCTTGGCGTTGGCAATGTCGGTATAAGTCTCTTTCGTGGTGGTTTCACCCGTTACGTGCCAGAAGCCTTGCGACCCGTCCACCTTGTCGACGATGGTGGCGGCGAACAGGTTGATGAAGATTTGCTGCCACTCGTAGTGGTTGTCGTCCATCTCTTTCTTGGTTCCGAAGCGACGGCCCGTGAAGGTGGCCGAACAACCCTCTTTCCATGTGCTCCAAGCACGCACCTGCTCCATCTGCTCTTGCATCTTCACCGATAGCATCTCACCAGGAACGTATTCCAAGAAGAGAATGTTGCCGGGTTCGTGCAGCATCATGAAGGGTAACTGGCCCAAGTAGGGCAGCCAAATAATCTTCACCGTGGTGTCAGGAACTACATTCAATGCACCCATTGGACCGGCAAAATCCGTGTCCTTACCATAAGTGGAACGCACATTCTTAATCCACCAACTTTGATGGTTGCTGTTAAGATACAGACAATGGTTGTCAAGGTCCATGTCTTCGGTCACACTGGAAGTGACATCCGCAACGAACTCCTGTACGGCCGAGAGCATCGTAGCTTGTGTGTACGAGCGGTATGCAGCATCGGCGTGAGGCTTGATATCATATTGGTGAACGTAGCGCAACAGCGTGTAAAGCAGACCTGTGCCGGCATTGCGATATGAACCGGCTACCCCTTTTTCGGGCTTAACATAGATACCGTGCATACGACGCTTGCTCTGTTCCGCTTGGGCGTTGAGCAACGTGTTGAGCAGCTGATACTCTATCATGGTCCACTTGATGGGGTCAGAGCCTTCCTTGTTAAGGTATCCAATGTACTTGCGTTCAAGTTCCTTCATCGGTCCCCATTCAATCTTAATCATGGAGTCGTCAACGTAGCCCATTTGGTTCTCAATCTTCATGCCGCCCTTGAATGTCTCGCCCGATTGGTAGGCTTGTGATACCTCGTCAAAGAATGCGTTGAAGATAAGGCCACGGTCTTGGATTCCATATTGTACAGGGAAGAATTGGGTCAGGTCGCGCTTTTCCAACACGCGGGCGATGATGGCGTCTTGACGAAGAACAACGAACTGATTGCCCAGTCCGGCGTTATCAACGCCTCCATAGTTGGTGGCGTACTTGCCCTCGGAGAGAGCGCGCGCATCGAGCATCTTATTCTCTTGCAAAAATTGGTAACGTTCTTTGAGCGTCTTGGCATAAGCGCATGCAGCCTTGTGAAATTCCACTCCGTCTACCTGTTCGTCGACTTCGGGAAGAGCTGATGCCGCACGTGGATTGGCGGCTATCTTGTTCCATCGCTTCTCCATTGAGAACATGGGATGCTCAACGCCGAAGAGATACTGTGGTGTGTTTCCGAACCCATTGATGGAAACGGGCGAGACGGTAACCGTCTGCTCAGGCTGGTCGGTTTCGGGACGTTCGCCCAACGCCTTGAAATCGGCACGAATGCCGTTAAGGCTTTCGAGGATGGAAGCCAGCGTTGCGTCTTGTCGTGGCTGCTCGGTGGATTCCGCAGCTGGGTTGATGGTCGCCACGACCTGTTGGATGCTGTTGAGCATCGCTTGCATTTCCGCCTGTTGTTCGTCGCTCTTCTTGGATTTTTCCTCTGCCTTGAGGTCATCCTTGAGCGCGGTCTGGTACTTTTTCCCATATTCTGCCACGATGGAATTGAATTCTTCCACTGTGAATGGTTTCTTGTCATCGAACTTCTGCTTGAGGTGCAGAAGTTCAAGCACGGACATGAACTTTTCTTTGAAATTCATAAACTTAAAATTTTGGATTATAATATGTTATATATGGCACGTTTTGTCTTTTCGGCCTCGGCGTATTCCGCGCCCATAACGACAGCTTCGGCAACAGCTTCTGCGAATGTGCGCGTACCGTCACACAACCCTGTGGTTACTGCTTCAGCCGTGAGATAAGTTTCGCCACGAAGTACGGGAGCGTCGTCACCGAGTTCGGCAAGTCCCGAACGCATGGAACGTACGCATGCCAGGAACTGTTCGTTGAGTGGATTTAGGAAATCGTCGACATACTGCTCAGGTTTTCCTTGACGCAAGTCGTCGAAAGTCTTGTTTTTCAAATCCGACTTATCGGCCTTCGCCTCGATAAGCTTGATACCCAACTTTTCAAAGTATGGTTGAAAATCGTAGAAACTGCACATCGTACCTATACAGCCAACATAATCGTTCGCAGTCAAGGCATACACGCGGTTGCCGTGGCAGGCGATGTAGTAGCCGGCCGAGCAACACAGGTGTTCGTAAAGGGTGATGATGGGTTTTGTGCAGGCACGCAGGGTTTCGTCAAGTCGGTCGAGAAACCATGCGTCTCCTCCGGGTGAGTTCACGTGTAGGAAGTGGCAGGGGATTTGTGGATTGGCTTCGGGGGCCCTCACCGCGGGGCTCTCCTCCCACGCGCGAAGATAAA